GACGCCATCAGAAGTCTTCATGGGTAAAAAGTTGCACTTGAGTTGACAATTCGTCGCAACAAAAAACCTCCAGCTACCCAGGCTGAAGGCATGCATGAGGGAAGTAAATGTGATTGCAAGGGTGGCTTGCCTTGCACGATCAGTATAGCAGATGAGTTTATCAAATACGTAAAGCTCTGGTACCGGATTTGTACAGGTTTAAAAAAGCAACAAAAAAGCCGACACTTTGCCGGCCAGTTAATTAGTCTTTTTTATCTGTGCTGAGCTTGCTTTTCACATCATCTACTGTGTCTTTAACAGCATCTTTGGCATCATCAAGCTTTTCCTTGGCTTTACCAAGTATGCCTTCTGCTTTGCCCTGTGTTTCGCGAGCTTTATCACCTGTTACTTTGCCTTCAACTTCTTTTGCTTTACCGGAGATCTTGTCCTTGGTGCTGTCGACTTTACCATCTAAACTCATAGATATTACCTCCTTTTAACATCAATTATCATATAAGCTTATACAAAGTGCAACAAAAAAGCCCTCAGAGACCAGTCCAAGGGCCAAAAGGATGAAAAAACGAAACGTATGTGTGAATAGTAGCAATTGACTTGGAGGAGAACGGCTACTGCTCACGACTACATAATAGCACATTCCTTGTATAAGTATACTAAAAAAGCCCTCGGTTGGGGGCCGAGAGCTAGAAGATTAGGGTAGTACCGAGGAGTGAAAATGAGTATTTATCTGGAACAATTTAATTTTAGCTTATTGAAATCTTTTAAGCAACAAAAAAGCTCTCGGGGCCGAATCCGAGAGCCACAGGAACAACGGAAGTTCTTTATCAGAAAGTAGAGCAGCGTCATCAAACTGCTCACGGCCATTATATTTCGGGAGGCGAGTAGATGCAATGGACAGATGAACAGATCGGTGACATTAGGAAGCTCGCCTCTGAAGGCTTTACAAGACGCGAGACAGCCGACAAACTTGGAATTAGCTATGATGCGCTTCAGGGAAAAGCAAGACGGCTTGGGATCGAGTTCCAGAAGCCACTGAAAAATGAATACGATTCAGACGGCACAAATAGGGAGACACCGTCCGCTGACAGAAAAGTCGCTCTTAATGCTGATGGTAGTCAAACAGTCACGGCCTTAATGAGACTCAAGCATGAGCCAAATAAAGACCCACGAACTTTGATGGAGTTGTGTGGATACGATCCTGATAAGTTCGAGATGGTGTTAGGCGACTACAAAGTGTATGAGCAGCATAGTACCGAAGACGGCACAGTTCCGCAGTATAGCATTCATATTCGCGTAAAGCCGAAACAAGGCTTATCGATAAATGAAATGGCTGAAGCGTTCAACGACAAAATCATTCCGGTCAATTACGGCATGAAGAAATCGGGCGATCGCAACTTAGTCATCCCATTGCCTGACCTGCATTTTGGCTGGACAACATTCGCCGATCTAAAAGACATGGTGAGTCAACTTAGAGAGATCATCATGGACGGCTACAACGAGATTGTGATCGAGCAATTGGGAGATCTGTTCCATAGTGATCAGATTCATGCAACACAAACGGTTAGAGGAACACAACTAGATCACGCAAACATGCGTCAGGCATTCCATGATGCAGTGAAGCTGTTTGATCAGATTGTTCCGCTGGCAATTGAATATAGCAATCGCGTCTCAATCAAGAGCGTGTTCGGCAACCACTCAGGAGATCTCGAATACGCTTTTCTTTATGCGCTGATAGATCGCTATCCACAAGTACACGTTGATCTCAATGATAGTAATCCGGCAACCGACTGGCGCTGTGCATACTTGCTAGGGCATGTTGGCATTATGCTCGCCCACGGAGATGTAGCTAGGGACAAGCTGACAGGACTTTTTCCATTTGAGTACAAAAAGATATTCAATATGGCAAAAACATACGAACTTCATTCTGGACACTATCATAGCGAGCGGTTTAAAGATGATCGTGGCATTATGTGGCGCCAGCTTGGGACGGCGAAACCAAATGATCCCTATGAGATTAAGAATGGCTTCACCACGGGCAAGCATTTGCTGTATGCGTTCGTTTATGACGACACGAGATTGAGGTGCACCTATGAGCTCAACTAATGGAATGAAACGCGTCGGATATGGTTACGTATGCAGTACGGAGCGATCAATCATTGAGAGATTATCGAGAGAAGAGAAACACATGCAGGCAATCATCTACACGAAGCCGCACTGTCAAAAGTGCCGATGGACAGTATTAAAGCTGTCACGTGTCATGCCAGTGCAAACCATCACAGCAGACGCGGACGACTACGAGCGGTTTCGCAAGCTGGGATATCGATCAATGCCAGTCGTAACAATCTACAAAGCAGACGGCACCCACGAAACGTGGTGCGACTTGCGGGTTGACAAGATCAAACTATACACGGAGGGATAGACATGATATTCGATAATGCTAAAGGCCAAAGTAGGCAATTGTCTCACCGTCAGTTGCCTCCGCCAGCACCAGTGCTACCAAAAATGGAAGGATACGTGCCGACTCGTGCCACTGCAACTAAGAAATACAAAGACAATCTGATTGCTGATGTGAACGATGCCATTAATCAAGGAATTGGTACTACATCCCCAATCTCAATTAGCGTTTCCAAGTACAATCCAGCAGTCGTTAATGAAGTAATGAGTTTGCTAACGAAATCAGGATGGGATGTTACTGGCATAAACATTGACGGTTCCTATTCGACAATCATATTGTCTTAGGAGGAATAGACATGGACGGAAAATTGATTTACTTGACTGATAAGAATGAATATATATTCATAACAACCATGGGATTGAGCAATAAAATTAAGGACGCTATGGAAACTGACATGTCGCAGAGACTGAATGCAAAAGTGGCTGTTATAAGCGATTGCGGCACCTTTGAATACATTAGCAAGAAAGAAATGGTACCCAATATCGAAGGCGTTGAGATACCAGATCATGCAGGATTCAGCGAATCATTCATTGCAGATCAAGACGAAGCACTGAACGACTATCAGCAAAAGCAGGAGCAGTCATCGCAGAGTGCAAGCGCTCCGCATGTTCGTATCGAATTCGATGACATTAATGATGTGCCTTGTGTTTGGGTTGATGGCAAACGGATTGATAGATCAGATACAGGGCTCGTTAGCGTTTCACTTGACTGGCATACAAAAGATCCAGCGGCAACAGATCATGTTATCCAGGCTTATAAAATCGAATATTTAAAGGGGGATCACCGCGAAGGAATCGCTCAGGGGTCTCCGATGGGACCTGATCTCTTTAAGAATGATATCCATGCCAAGTAAGAAGCTCGCCTTTATAAATGGCAGACCACAATTGGTTGATGCCAATGCTCGCGTTAGATCGGAGGCAGATAGGCAGTACAACCGTGTGCGGAATGAGCAGCAGTCGGACTACCTTAAGTTCTATCACAGTAATGAATGGAAGCAGCTGCGTGAGCAGATATTGATTAGAGACAACAGTTTATGCCAACGCTGTGGCCTGCAAGCCTCATTAGTTGATCATATTGTTCCAAGCGAAGATGACTGGGAAGACCGCACGAACGCGGATAATCTGCAGGCTTTATGCAGGGACTGCCACTATTGGAAGACGAGACGTGAGACAACCAAGCGTAAGAAGGGACAGCATCGAGCCATGAAGATTACAGTAATCGTTGGCTATCCAGCAAGTGGCAAGTCAACGTACGTCAAGCGACATCAAGGACAGCATGACCTCGTCTTTGATTACGACCATCTCATGACGGCGTTAACAGGCCTGCCATTACATCAGGGCAATATAGACGCCAATGATTATGTGCAGCTAATCTATGAGCTGATACTGCGGAAGCTTAAAGCAGAGCAGACCTTCGACCATGTATGGTTAGTCATGACATATCCAGATGAGAAGCTAGACACGTTGCTTGCTAGTCGAGAGGTCGAACACATACTCATCGACACTGACCGAGACACATGCATGCAGAGACTGTCTAAGCAAGGTCGAGATGTGAGTCAACTCATCAAAGCGATGAACAAACTTGATGAATTGAAATCACAAAACAAATTTAAAAAATTCAAAGAAATAAAAAATTAAAAAACGAATTTTCGAGAATTTATCGGGCGACTTCACGGGCTGGAAACGGCTAGACCCCCCTTCCATTTTTATCGGGGGTTACATTTCTTGGAACGGAAGAACGGTCGGCCTCTTTTTTGCACCCCAAATTGTAACGATTTTTAGGGGGTAGGAGGTAAATAAAACCCATTTTATATAGATATTAGGAGGTGAAGTGGGAAATGGCTGGAAAATACAAAGTATTGCAAATGTCTAAGGGTGATTTGACCAAAGAACGGCAGGAAGCCAAATTACATGCGGAATTGATGGCCAAAGATGGCATTCCAAAACTTCAGGTAACACCGCCTAATCATCTTGACCCAGTCGCAAAACAAGAATACAAGCGAATCATCGAATCTTTGGGGACCTTACCACTTAGAAATCTTGATCGCGCCGAGTTGGAAAATTATTGCACATGGTATTCCGTTTATAAAAACACTTCGGTCAACATGAAGCTAGCTTTGAAGTCAGGTGACCAAAAGAGGTATTACTCGTATATTGCTGTGCTGAATAAGGCCACCGCAAGCATTAAGAGCCTCGCGAGTGATCTAGGGTTGAATGTTAACAGTCGGATGCAAATGAATATGCCTAAGACCGAAGCACAGAAAAATGATTCAATCATTGATACTTTTGGCTGACTGTGATGGAGGTGATGTTGGTTGTCAAAATTTAAGGATCCAATGCCTAATTTCATAAAGCGTGTGCTGGACGGTCGTCTTATTACCTCTAAGGCAGTTAGTCTCGCGGTGAAACGGCATCAGGAAGACTTGAAACGAACAGATTGGCGATGGCATTATGATCCAAATCTAGCGGGAAAGGCAGTTAAATTTATGGAAATTCTGCCGGAACCAAAAAGTGGGAAACCACAGCCATTAGCACCGTTTCAGAAATTCATTATTGGCAGTATATATGGCTGGGTTGATAAAGATGATTCAAATATAAGGCGATTTACCGATGTGTTCATTTCGATGGCACGAAAAAACGGTAAGTCGCTTTTGATTTCTGGCGTCATTCTTTATGAGTTTCTGTTCGGAAAGAATCCAGCCAACAAACGGCAATTATATACCGCTGCTAATGATCGCAAGCAGGCCGGCATTGTATTCGGAATGGTCAAAGACCGACTACGTGCACTCATGCGGAAAGACCCTGGTATCAAACGAATGGTTAAGATTACGCGAGATGAACTTGTCAATTTAGACGACGGATCAACAATTCGCTCATTCTCTCGTGATACAGGACTTGTCGATGGCTATGAACCCCATGTTGCGGTGGTTGACGAATATGCCAACGCTAAAACAACAGATATGATTGAAACCCTTGCCTCAGGGCAGGTGTTACTGCCTAGTTATCTGACGTTCATCATTTCAACGGCTGGATTCGACATGAACGTACCGATGTTTCAACAAAATTATCCGTATGCCAAAAAGGTATTGTCCGGTGAAGAAAAGGCAGAACGCTATTTTGCATTTATTGCTGAACAAGACAACGTACAAGAGGTTGATGACCCCAATTCTTGGATCAAATCGAATCCGCTACTTGACGTTGATACCTTACACGGCCAAATCAGTGATTATCTGACGACTAAGTTAGCTCAAGCTCGTGCTGATGGCAGTCTAAACGCTAAATTAGTCAAAAACTTCAATATTTGGCGACAGGCTACAGAAGACAGTTATCTAGATTTCGACGCTTGGAAAGCGGCAGAGCTGACCGACAAACCTGATATTCGTGGGCAAAGAGCATGGATTGGCATTGATGTCGGTCGTACAAGCGATCTATTCGCTATTTCTTGGCTAATTCCCCAAGAAGGCTGGTGGTGGCTTGATGGTTATGCATTTGTTGCTTCAAAAGGTGGCATCGATAACAAAGTCAAGACAGATCGGATTGACTACTTGGCTGCTGAACAACACGGCGAAGGCGAGATCAGCAGTTTAGAGTCAGGTATCATCGACAACGATCGGGTATATGAATGGCTCGAAGACTTCATTGAACGCAATGACATAGATGTTCAAGGAATCATGTACGACCCTTATCAATTTGGACCAATGCTAACGGCGATTGAGAAGAATCACCCTGAGTGGCCGATGGTACAGGTGCGACAAGGAACGCTAACGCTGTCAATGCCGACCAAACAGTTTCGTGATGATGTTATCAGTGGTCGCATAAAGCATTCAGATAATCGCATTATGCAGGCCGCCGCAATGAACGCGGTTCTAATGTCTGACAACAACGGCGTCCGTATTAATAAGAATAAGTATGCTAACAAAATAGACATGATTGATGCCACGCTTGATGCTTATGCCATCGCTTTCAAGGAAGACTTGGACAACTATTTGGACGACGACCGTGTGTTTAGTGACGACTTTGGCTTTTAGGAGGTGAGAACGTGAATGGAAAACTAGCTAACTTTTTCAGAATTATTTGCGCAAATATGGCTGGAATTGCCACTGTTTTAGGCTTCATTTTAGCTGGATATGGGGCTTTTTTGATCAATAGGCCTACTGGATTCATGGTTTGCGGCGGCTTGTTGTTTGTTCTCGCCTTTATTCTGCTGCTTCCTGATAACGAAGGGAGGTGAGATGAATGAAGCTATTTCGAGGATTGGCAACCGAAGTGGACCCTCACTGGGCAGATCATTTGCTTGATTCTGGGGTAATCCCATCATTTCGAGGTGGATACCTTGGCATTTCTGCCTTACGGAATTCTGACGTGCTTACGGCTGTATCGATTGTTTCGGGTGATGTTAGTCGTTTTCCGCTAGTAATCACGGACAGCTCAACCGATGAGGTTGTTGACTTAGCCAATATTGAATACTTGATGAATACGAAGGTAAATAAGCGGCTGTCGGCTTATCAGTGGAAATTTTCCATGATGGTCAATGCAATTTTGACTGGCAATGCTTATTCGCGTATTGTGCGCGATCCGATAACCAACGAACCAGCTATGTTTGAGTTCTATGCCCCATCACAGACGCAGGTGGACACAAGCGACCCCGATAACATCATCTACCGTTTCACGCCTTACAATTCTAGCATGCAAAAAATATGTGGATTTGAGGACGTCATTCACTGGAAGTTTTTCTCATACGACACAATCATGGGGCGCTCACCGCTGTTGTCGCTTGGTGATGAAATTGGACTACAGGAGTCAGGCGTTTCAACGTTACAGAAGTTCTTCAAGAGCGGCTTGAAAGGCTCAATTATCAAAGCAAAGGAGAGCCGCCTGTCTGCCGAAGCACGCCAGAAGATTCGTGAAGATTTTGAAAGGGCACAGGCAGGTGCTGATGCTGGATCGCCAATTATAGTTGACGCAACGATGGATTATCAGCCGTTGGAAGTTGATACCAACGTTCTTAATCTGATTAACAGCAATAACTATTCAACAGCGCAGATTGCGAAGGCTTTGCGTGTGCCAGCGTATCGATTAGCCCAAAACAGTCCCAATCAGTCAGTTAAACAGCTTGCTGATGACTATATTCGCAATGATCTTCCATTTTACTTTGAACCGATTACAAGTGAGTTTGAACTAAAGCTGCTTGATGACGCGCAACGGCACCAATATTGCATAGGATTCGACACAAAATCAGTAAATGGATTGCCGATTGCTGACGTAAATACAGCAGTTAATGGCGGACTGTGGACTGGAAACGAGGGACGTGCGGAGCTTGGAAAGAAACCGTTAAAAGACCCGAACATGGATCGTATTCAGTCGACACTTAACACAGTATTTCTTGATCAAAAGGAAGCTTATCAAGCTGAGCATGCAGCAGAATTGAAGGGAGGTGATACTAATGCCAAAGGAAATCAGAATGGCAGCGGCACCAATGCAAATTCGTGATGGTGATGATGATCATCCTGCCGTTATTGAGGGCTATGCCCTTAAGTTCGACAGACAATCCGAGATTATGGGCAGTGGTGAGCTGAGTTTCCGCGAACACATTGACCCACACGCACTGGACAATGCGGACATGAGTAACGTTGTTGCGCTATTTAATCATGACCAGAACCAAGTGTTAGGCCGCACGGGAGTTAATTTAGAGCTGACGGTTGATGAAACGGGGCTCAAATATACGTTGACACCTCCAGATACACAGCTTGGGCGTGATTTGTTAGAAAATGTTCGTCAGGGAATCATCAGCCAGTCAAGCTTTGCATTCACGATTGCACCAGACAAAGATGCACAGAAGTGGCAAAAATCTAATGAACGTGGTGTGAAGTATGACCGCACTATTAACAATATTGATCATTTGTTTGATGTCTCTCCAGTAACCACACCAGCATATCCGGATACTGAGGTAAAGGTCGGAGCACGATCGTTGGAACAGATAAAAGCGCTAGATCAGCCGCCAGAATGGGAACTTAAGCGGTGTAAGATGCTTTATCAATTGAATAAAGAGGACTTGCTCAAAGGCATCGAATAATCGGTGCCTATTTTTATACAAAAAATAAGGAGGGTCACTAGATGACTTTAGATGAAAAATTAGCTGCTGTTAAAAAGCAACTTGATGAAAAGCGTTCAGGATTGCCAGCTATGAAGACAGAGCTTCGTTCTTTACTTGAAGGTGAAGATTCCGAGGAAAACCTGAAGAAGGCAGAAGGCGTTCGTGCCAAGTATGATAAAGCTGGCAAAGAGATCAAAGATCTTGAAGAAAAACGTGACTTATACGAGGCTGCGTTGAAAGGCAATGAACAGCCGAGTGGGAAGAAGCCCGATCATCCGGAAGAGCATAGCTATCGCGATGCACTGAATGCTTATTTGCATACTCGTGGTCGTAATACTGATGGCGTCAATTTTGAAAAGACAGAAGCTGGTGAATTTGCAATTTTTCGTGGCAGTCCTACCGATGCCAGTGATGCTGTAAATGCAGGTGTTAAGTCAGCAGATGCGGCCGCGACCATTCCGGAAACCATTAGCAACAACCCGCAACGCGAATTGCAGACTGTTGTTGATCTGAAACCTTTCACGAACGTATTCCAAGCCTCTACACAAAAGGGTACTTACCCAACAGTTGCAAATGCTACAACCAAGATGGCTACTGTTGCCGAGTTGGAAAAGAACCCAGCAATGGCAAAACCTAACTTCAAATCGATCGACTGGTCTGTTGAAACGTATCGTCAGGCTCTTCCAGTTTCACAGGAATCTATTGACGACTCCGCAATTGATTTGGTTGGCCTGATTGCCCAGAACGCACAACAAATTAAGGTCAATACGACTAACAGTGCCGTTGCAACTCTGCTGAAAGGCTTCACTGCCAAGACGATCTCTAGCGTTGATGATTTGAAGCATATTAATAACGTTGATTTAGATCCTGCGTATTCTCGTGTAATTATTGCTTCACAGAGTTTCTACAATTTCTTGGACACAGTTAAAGATGGCAATGGCCGCTACTTGCTGCAAGACAGTATCTTGACCCCGTCTGGCAAGAGCGTTCTTGGCATGCCGATTGCTGTTGTGTCTGACGACACGTTGGGGGCAGCAGGCGAAGCACATGCCTTTTTGGGCGACATCAAGCGGGCAATTCTGTTTGCTAACCGCGCAGACTTCATGGTGCGTTGGACTGATGACCAGATTCACGGCCAATTCTTACAAGCTGGTATGCGCTTTGGTGTATCCGCTGCTGACAAAAAGGCTGGCTACTTCCTCACATACACCCCAAAAGTGTAACGCCTGACGGAGTGACTTTGAGCCAGAAAACGCTCACGGGTGGTGTCGGTGCCACAAAAGATATCACGGTGACAGTCACTCCTGATGGCGCTCCTCAAGCAGTTAAAGCTGTGTCGAGCAATGAAAAAGTCGCTACGGTTGTTAAGAAGTCCGATGGTGTCTACACTATTACCAATCTGACAGCGGGCACAGCGACAATCACATTTAGCACTAATGGCATCAGCTCAACGCTTGCTGTTACTGTTAACGCCGGGTAGGTGACTACTATTGGAAGATACTACGCTTGACAAAAGCCCACTGACTGATGAACAGTTTCAGGTTCTGAAAATGTACTTGAAAGTTGATCAGACAATCGAAGACCCAATGATTATGCAACTGGTGCATGACGCTTGTGGTGAAATCAGTTCGGCTATTAGCTTTGGATCAAATCCGGAACAATTTCTAAGCAATCCAGAAACTCGGGATCGTTTCTTCACAGCGCTCATGAAGCAAGTGAAGGAAGACTATGACTACCGAGGTATGGGTGCTGAAGTCATGCGCTTTCCGTTGCAAACATCAACCACAAATATCATCAATCAGCTTCGCTCAGAATTGCCGGAAGAGGATGGTGATTCTGATGCGGACTAATCGAATGACTGAAAGAATTGCGTTCGTCAGCTATGAGTCAAAAAAGGTTAACGGAGTTCCGGTTGATGGTGTGCTCGTTAAGCATATGACGGTTTGGGCGGAAGTTCCTAAGGTACCAATCAGAGAAGCAAATGATCCACAGACGAAGTTGGGCACTCGCAAAGACAGCCCGACTTTTTTAGTGCGATTTTTGACCGCAGAGGAAATCCAACCAACTTGGAGAATTCAATGGCGTTGTAATGAATATCAAATCACAGGGCTTGATCCTGATTACGAGAGGCGCGATCTGACAACGATTACGGCAAAGGCGGTGAGCTGATGGGCGTAAAAGTCACAGGGGATGCTGAACTGCTTGCTAATCTTAACAAGCTCCAATTTGGAGTTGCAAAAGAGGCTCGAGCGGCTGTCCGAGATGGCGCACAGAAGTTTGCCGACAAGCTAAAAAGCAAAACGCCTGAGTGGGACGGCGAGACTGATATGAGCGGACATCTGAGAGATGACATCAAGCTTTCAGGTGTCCGTGAAACGAGCGGCTTAACAGAAGTAGACGTTGGATATGGTAAAAACACTGGCTGGCGTGCTCACTTTCCAAACTCGGGAACTTCAAGGCAGGACCCGCAGCATTTCATTGAAGAAACCCAAGAAGTCATGCGGCCAGTTGTTATCGCTGCTTTCATAAGCCACTTGAAGGAAGGCGGGATGTAATGGCACCTGAAAAACGTGTTTATGACATCCTGTCAGCCAAATTGGATATTGCTGACAAGGTGTATATAGGCACTCCAGACTTCAATAACCAGACTAGCGTAACTCCTGAAAGTTTAGCCCCATGGGTGAGAATCACTTATTTGCCCGGTGATGCTGCTTATTATGCTGACGATTCTAGAATCCTAGAGTATCCGAAAGTACAAGTAGATTTTTGGGTGGGTATAACGGACTGGGATCAACAAGAAAAGATAGAAACACAGATATATCAAGCACTACACGCGGCTGGCTGGGAAAGGTATTATCGCAACTCCTACGTTGATGGTGATACCCCAGCCCTTCGTATGACAACAGGATACTTTCAGTTTCAAGGACTGCCGATTGGCTAGTCCTTTTTAATTTCCTAAAGGAGGATTTTTAATATGGTAGAGACTGCTGTAACAACTAATAAGAAGTTAGCAAAATTTGGGGCTTCAGCCTTTGAATACGGGGTTGTCGGTGATGACGACTTTGTACAAAAAACACGAAAGATTCAAGGCTTATCCAGTGTGAAATTGGATATTAAAACAGAGCAAAAGACGTTGTCCGCTGATGACGGCCCGTACTTGATTCTTTCTGGTGGCATCACAGAAGCAACCGAAACAATCGAAATGTACGATGTTGATTCCGTTATGAAGTCTGATTTATTTGACATTAAGGTTGTTAATGGGGTTGAAGTATATCCAAAGAATCTTAGCCCTAATTACGTCGCGACTTTGTTCCGCACGAAGCTTTCAAATGGCAAGTACGTTTGGGTTGGTATGCTCAAGGGAATGTTCTCACTTCCGAACGTTGATACCAAGACTGTTGACGGCACACCAGATCCGAGTGCTGACAGCATCGAAGGCTCATTTATTCCTCGAGGTGACCAAGACACTGGCAATGTTGTGTTGATTGGTCGTGAAGACAACGATGGATTCAAATTTGATACCTTCCACAGCTATGTATTCCCTAAGAACGAGAAAGACGCGACTATTTCCGCAGTTGGTGTCGGTGTCTAAAAAGTGTAAGTTGATCCGGCTAATGCCGTGAATAAACAAGTTACTTTCAAAACGTCAGATCCCACAGTTGTCACCGTTTCCAGTGATGGAACTGTGGCTTAGCAATGAACTCGTCGCCTTGTAAATGCACAATACGCGAACAGCGGGCGGCTTATACCTAAGGAGATTAAGCATGGCATATCAAATTAAACTAAATATCAAAGGTGAAACGTGCGTGTTCACACGAAATGGAGAGCCAACATTACGTGATACTACGAACGCCTTGAAAGTGCAGCAACAACAGCTGCGCATGCTAAACCGTAAAGATGGCCCTTCAAACGATGATTACGATGAGAACGAGAAAAACTTAGCCAAATTTGCGGTTGATTTCTGGAAAAACCAGTTTACTACCGATGATGTTATTGATGGCTCGTCTATTTCTTTGAAATCGTTGGATTCAATCAATGATGCCGTTGGTGATTCTCTAAGCGATGGTGAAGAGGATAAGAAGGACACAGCAAAAAAATCACCGAAGCGGACGTCAAAGAAGCCATTAGCAACCTTGACGACTTCTACAAAGCAAGGCTCTCTGAAGGCTACCGATTAGCTGACGTTGATGCTATGACGCTCCGCGATATTGAAAAACTTAACCATATTTACGAGGAACGGGAGACCACGATCGACAAGGCCTTTCCGTTCCTTTTCTAGTTCTATGAAAGGAGGTAAAACATGTTAGGAAATCTCGGACAAATTGCGGCCACCGTAAGCTTGAACATTGATCCGTTTCAAGTGAGCCAGCGAGTTTTGAACTCTTCAATTAAAGCAACTGCCGCTGAGTTGCGGGCTCAAGATGCTGCGTTTAAGGGCTCTGAAAAGTCTATCAACAACATGCGTTCAACCTATGACACATTGAGCCGCCAGTCAAAGAACTACCAAGCTCAGCTTCAGAAACAGCGAGAACAGTATGATGAAAATTCGAAAGCGGTTGAAAGACTTAATAAAAGTGAGACTGCATCGCAGGAAGAAATTAATCGTGCTACAAAACTGCAAGCTAATGCTGCATCACAGTATAATCGGACTGCTGCCGCTGCTGCTCAAAATGAAAATCGAATGGCGGCCTTACGCAAAGAGATTGCGCTGCAAAGTGACGGCTGGACTAAAGTATCAAACGGTGCATCAAAGTTTGCTACAGCCACAGGGAACATTGGGTCTAAGCTCACCGGATTCGGTTCTAAGATGACGGCAGCTGTCACTGCGCCATTAGCTGTTGGTTTTGCAGCAGCAGCTAAGTCAGCCATTGATTTCAACAGTCAGATCGATGCTATTGGCCCGCTGCTGACAAATGGTGCAGCCGTTACTGGAAAGTTCAAAGCACAACTTAACGAAATGGCTGATGCTTCCAAAAAGTGGTCAGTTCAATATGGCATTTCGACTACTCAGATTAACCAAGGACTGGCTGATTTAGTCCGTGCTGGTTATGACGCCAATCAGTCTATGAAAATGATGCCGGCTATCTTGGACGCATCACGAGCATCTGGTGACGATTTCAACACCACAATGGATGTCGTCACCTCAACGATGACACAGTTCAATGTCAAGGCGGGTAATGTGTCAAAAGTAACCGATGCCATGACTTATGCAGCTAATGCCACCAAGTCTGGATTTGGTGACATGGGCGAAGCGATGCAGTACACTGGGCAATCAGCAAATGCTGCGGGTATCTCACTGAATGAAACTGTGGCGGCAATTGGCTTGCTGTCAAATGCTGGCCTGCAAGGATCAATGGCTGGTACAGCGTTCAATGCAATGCTACAAAAGCTGGCGGGAGCGTCCGAAAAAGCTGATTCGCCAATGTCTGCTCTTGGTGTAAATGTAACAGCATTCAAAAAAGGCACAATCGGTTTGCCAGAAGTTATTGATCAGGTCACACAAAAGACCAAAGGCATGTCCGATGCTCAAAAGGTTGCCGCAGTTAATGCCGCATTTGGCGAGCGCGGTGGCCGTGCAATGCTTGCGTTGATGAACCAAGGCAGCTCTGCACTGGTTGACTTGACTAATAAAACTGCTAGTGCTGCTGGCGCAACTAAAAAAGTGTCTGATGCCATGGGGAATACTGCTGCCGCAAACTTCAACAAACTTAAGAGCTCGATTCAAGTTCTTGGTATCGAAATTGGCCAGAATTTGCTGCCAGCATTGACGCCAATGATTAAAACTGCAACACAGATGGTACAAGCGTTCGGAAAGCTAGACTCAGGTACTCAGCAGTCAATCGTTAAGTTTGCACTGTTTGCAGCAGTCATTGGTCCTATCAGTTCTTCTCTTGGCGGGATGTTCAACATCCTTAAAGGCGGTGCCACTGTATTTGCTTCTGTTACGGGAGGTATTGGGCGAGCCGCTACAGCCGCGAAGCTCGGTGGAACTGCAATGGATGTGCTAAAATCCGGTTTTAGTAAGACAGCTTTTGAAGCACTGAAGGTTGCACCAGCCGCAGCAGCGGCGGCAGAAGGCACTTCTGGAATGGGAGCAGCCATGACCGGAGCCGCAGCGGGCGGAACAGGATTGCTAGCGGCATTGGGGCCAATCGTCCCAGTTGTTTTAGGTGTGACAGCAGTCGTCGGTGCCGGTGTAGCCATCTGGGAATTGTGGGGCAAAAAGGCTCTTGAGTCTGCCGACAGAACTTCACGATGGGGTACTGATATTGGTGCCGATGCCGACCGATCTGCTTCCAAAATGAAAGATGCCTCTGGGGCAATTTCTGGTGCTTTTGATGATACAAACCACACTGTCAAAGAAAATGCCAAAACGATCGCCAACAGTTTTGATGATATTACGAAGGCCGCTAAAGAATCGTCCAAAAATACCCAAACCGCACTCGACAAGTTGGCGAAGCAAGTCGGTGGATCGACTGCTGATCAGATTCGTAAAGACGCAGCAGAAATGAAGAAGGCCGACGATGCACGCATCAAGCAAATTGAGGCTAATGCCAAACAAGCTAAGTCAATTACTGAATCTGCCAGCAAAGAACATGCCGAATTTACTCGAGATCAAATTCAGATTCTGGATAATTTGCGCAAGAGCAGTGCAGCCGAGGCCGTTAAGACACTTAGAATTTCCGGTACCCAACAAGCGAATGTCTTAAAAGCTATTAATGGCGAAAAGATTCGGATGAGTCAAGCAGCGGCTAAGGAACAGTACAGCCAGATGCAACAGGCATTTGCCAATGAACTTGATACTAATGGGCGACATTATGCTGCGATTAAAAATTCATCTGAAATGAGCACCTCTGATAAAAATCTGGCTATTGAAGCGCTAGAAAAAGATCATCAAGATAAAATGAAAGTCATCTATGCCGGTGCAATTCAGGCTATGAAAGCACAAGGGCTTTCAAGCAAGACGATTCAGCAACAACTTCAAACCGAGTTTGGTGCGACCGCTTCTCAAGCCAAAAAGGCGATGAATGCCTATTCCGATGCGATGAGCAAGGGGGTTAAGGACACAAAGCAGTTTGCCGCCGCTGTATCGGATGGAATGAGCAAGAACGTCAAGAAAGCTGGCAACGATTGGAACAAGCTAGTTCTTGATCCAAAAACAGGCAAAGTTATCACGAATCTTCCGGAGGTGTTGCACGATACAGCTAATACCAAAGAAGGGTGGAAGCGTCTAACCTTTGACTTAAAAAATGCAAAGATTAGCACTAATGCAAAAGAAACAATTGCCATAGCACTGGCATCAACTGATAAGTGGAATTCGCTTAGCGTCGATGAGAAGAACGCAATCATCAAAGAGACTGGCCGAAAAGATTTGGCTGATCTTATGAAGCGCATGGTTTCTTGGAATGATTTAACGCTTGAACAGCAGCAGGCGGTTGTCAAAGGAGACTATGCACCGCTGGTTGACGCGATTATTCAAGCTGGTACATGGAATCAACTAGATGTGGAAGACAAGCAAGTCTTGGTAAAAGACAAGGCTAACATTCCGTTGGTTGATGCGCTCGTTAATTCTGGTCGGTGGAACAAGCTTGACCTCAAGACTCAAAATGCGCTTCTACAAGCAAAGGGCAAAAAAGATTTAGAAGATGTTTTGTTCAATATGGGGCTTTGGAACAGCCTCGACATGAATGAGAAATATGCCCAACTAAAGGCAATAGGTAAAACGGATTTAGCTGACATGATTGATCAGCTAGGACTGTGGGACACTATCACTCCTAAGCAAATTGAGGCTGCAGTTAAAGGGGACTACAGTCAACTAACGGCGGCAATTGATCAGGTTCATGGCTGGAATCAACTTGATACAAAGCAATTAGAGGCAATAGTTCAGGATAAAGCAACTGTTCCGCTGATTCAGGCAATGATTCAAAATCAAAAGTGGAATGGCCTTTCGGTTGAAGAAAAGAATGCAATTCTGAAAACTAAAGGCATGCCAGAATTAGCTGACATGGTTGTCAAATATGGCTCATTTGATAGTTTACCGGATTCGACAAAACGATTGTTGATAAATGATGACGATGCCAGGCAAAAGCTGATTGCTGCTGGAGTCAACATGGATAAATATAATGTCGATGTTAATCCCGATGCCAAAATTTTAAAGGGAGATAGCAATCCACTATTAGCCGAAACAATTAAAGCCAAAGAAGTAATCGCTGACTATGCAACTGTGTTACCTGATAAAAAGCAGTTCGGTGGAAACTCTAGCGGCGTTACCAATGCAGCCAAATCTGGCGAAGGAAGCATCGGGCATTACGATACAGTTCTTCCGGGACTTAAGCTGTTTATCGGTGATCCTAGTAGTGTGAACGGTGCTTCTAGTCAAGGAGAAGCATCTATAAAGGGATTTAATAGCGTCAACCCTCAAACAAAACCATTTAAAGGCGATTCCTCAAGTGTTAACAGCGAGTCATCAAAGGGGCAAAGCAGTGTTCTGATGTTTAACGGCAAGGAGCCGTTAGACAAATACTTTAATGGCCACGATAAAACTAGTGGGCCTGCTGCTGCAGCAAAGCGGGCAGTCAGTTCCTTCGGCGGTGATCAGACGATTACTAAAACGTTTAACTTCGTAGCTAACGTAAGCTCAACAATTGCTAAGCTTCTTCACCTTAAGAACGGCACTTCTGATTTTGGCGGGAACGGATTTGCGATGGTTAACGATGCCTCCGGATCTAACTATCAAGAGCCTATTATCACTCCTAATGGCAACATGTTTATGTTCAAAGAACGAAATGTGGTTTTTCCGCTTGCTCGTCACTCAATGGTTATTCCTGCTGATAAGGCTCGTCGAATGAACATTCCACGTTTTGCTGGTGGCACCACAGACTTCGGAGGAGCTGCTAATAGAATAAACCAATTGAATCCGCAAACCTTTGTTACCAGCATTTCTAGTGGTAGCAACAGTCGTGTTGAGGATTTGCTAGCAAGACTGATCGAATTAACAACTTATAAAATTAATCATACACAACGTACTGAAGGCAAAGTAGTGCTGGAAAATAACCGCGAAATTGGCAAATGGTTGTACCCAACAATTAATGAGCTGGATAAGCAAAACACAATCAGAGAAAGACATGGAAGGGGTGTTTATTAATTGGCGAACTTGATATTTGGAGGACATAAGATTGGTAGTTCCGTTCTGCAGTTTAGTGCTGCTAGGGGAATTACATCAGAGATTGAAAACACTTCCCAGTCTGTTGGAATTAGCGATGGTGAGATGCTTATCAATAGTCGTCTTAAGTCTAGAATCATTCCAGTAACTTATGATTTTGTGGCGCTATCTCGTCGTGAATTTGAACGGCAGTTAGCGCCACTACTTTATAGCACGGATGTTCAGAAGCTAATCATTGATGATCGCCCTGATGAATTTTGGTATGCAAAAGTTGACGGCAAGATTGATATGGACCGGGCTTATTTTCTTGGCACTGGTACTATTAATTTTCTCGTTCCCGATGGCATCGCCCACTCGGTAGCCACGAAGACGTTTGACAACATGCCATACAAGGACGTGCCAGTTAATTTTGCCGTAGCTTCACACGCTATTGGATCCAACACGACCTCAAAAGATGCATATCCCATTCATATGCAACTTTCGGAAGATTTGTCAGGGAAGACCATTACTACTGTGGCTAAAGTTATCGTCACCAATTATCAGGGGAAGGTAGATTCCACTAATAGCCTGGGGCCATATATTGATGTTAAAGATGGTCCAAGTACAGGAGTGTGGTTGGGATTAATTAACCGGATTCCCATTACCGGAAATGGCGTTTATACATCATCACCCAGAACAATGACCAAAAATTCGTTAACGGGAACGGCCAATCAGATTGATGTTGAAATGTATAATCTGAATGCCACCATCGAGATTTGGATTAAGGTTGAAATAGGCACCACAGCTTCTCCATGGTCGCCTAACCCAGCTGATCCTGAATACTATTCCGACACCATCACGGTACACAATGGTGGCACTTATCCTGTTGAGCCAGTTATTACGGCAACTATGCACGCTGATAACGGCATAGTTGGGATTGTTAATGATCGCCCGGGTATTCTCCAGTTCGGCACGCAAGAAATTGATGGTTTCACCACCGAAGAAAGCGAAGTAGCACTTGATTTGGCAGCCGTGCAAGGCTCACATATGGATAATCAAGCCGCCACAAACAATCCCTATTGGGGTGGTGATCCTAGTATGCCTAATGAACAGATCGGCAATGCGATTTGGACTCATGACGATTATGATGGCTGGAAGGTTGAGCCTAATTGGACCAGTATTACTGGCGACCACAAGTATTGGAACGGTCCTTCAATCAAGCACAATCTCGTCCAGACGCATAACGGTAACTTCAAGAGCAATCTCACGTGGGATGTTATGACACGCTTCCAAACTGGGGTAGCAAAGGTAGGTGCGCTCGAAACAACATTAGAGAGTGACGGTAAGCCAATTTTTCAGATGATACTGAAGGATAATAGCGCATTGTCCGATCAGCTTTGGTGGATGTGCTACTACAAAAATCAGCTAGTCGTCAATGAACAGCTTGATCGTAGCATTTTCACTAACGACAAGTTCATTCAGTTGGAATTACAGAAATTTGGTAATTCAGTTGTTTTCCGAGTGTCACCATGGGTTGGCAATCAAGGACGAGAGACGACTATTACCCGCCAGTTTACCTTTGCGGACGCTGCCGATGTTGAGACCAAGCAATTCTCAACGTGGTTCATGCGTGACAAGACATGGGGCGAATCGACCATGTATCTGATTGCGTCTACTGTCAAATGGCAGAACGTCAGTTGGTATACGAATATCAAGAATCGATTTAGCAATGGCGATGTTCTCAAAATTGATGTGGCGAATGCCAAGACATACTTGAATGGTTCTCTTGACCCAACCATGCACACGTTCGGTAATCAATGGGAGCGATTTGAACTGCCACCCGGTGATACTGAGATTACTATCACGCCCTCGAGCTGGGCACAGCCATTTGCGTGTGAAGTCGAGATAAGGGAGGCCTGGCTATAGATGGAGTATTACTTTGCAGATCGAAAATCAAACATTTTGGGTGTTGGGTCGACTGATGGCAAAGGCGAATGGCGAATTGACAACGATATAGAAACACAAAGTGTTGACAATCGTCCTGCGGTCGAGCTTTCTCTTGATATTAAATTTACGACTGATCAGGAACAAGCAGTCAATGAGATGGCCAAAGAAACCAACTTCATTCTTTATCAGGATGAAGAAGGCAACGGTCACCAAATGGTGATCGAATCGGTTGAGCATGATTCACTAGGCCATATTCACTCAATTGTTGCTAGTGATGCCGGTAATGATTTGATTAACGAAACCGTTGGCGCCTTCAAGGCCGACAAACCATATACGATTGCTGAATACATTACAAGGTTCACAAATGATTCTGGATGGGAGATTGGCATCAACGAATTTCCTGACAACGTTCGAACACTTGAGTGGACTAGTGAAGAATCATCGTTGGCTCGCATTATTGCGGTGGCAAAAGATTTTGATGCAGTGCTTAGTTTTGGCTTTGAGTTTGTTGGAACCAACTTGGTTAAGCGTGTCATTAACATTCGGCATGAAACGGCCGGCGATAGCTTGATCTCTTTTGAAATGAATAAGGACATCAACAACATCGTCACTCACCGCGATACCTATGACATGGAAACATCGATCAAGGCTTATGGAGCGGTGCCAGAAAGTACGGATGGATCAACTAATAAGGATCCAATCAACTTGATCGGCTACAACTGGACTGATCCAACGGGACAGTTTGTGCTTGACCAGTACGGATTCTTGCACGATACCATTGCCGTACAGAAGTACTCACGTTTGTTAAGCAACAGCAACCCTAACCCAACACAGTCTGACTGGAATCGGGTTAAAACGTTTGATTCAAAATCGCAGGCGGCACTTTTGCAAGCGGCTTTGGCAGACTTGAAAAAGTATAACCATCCGAATGAAACCTATGATATTGATCTGGTTAATTCACCCTATGTACCGCTTAATCAAATCGTTCACATTGCCGATGAGAATCAACAGCTGTTCCTGTCTGCCAAAGTGTTGAGCATTCAGCGCAGCCGTGCTAACCATTCTGTCAAACTGACTTTGGGTGAGTTCGCTCATGAAACAGTCAGCTTTGACCAACGGCTCAGCGATCTTGCCAATAAGATGGCCAACATGCCCAAGACTATTCAGTTTTATCCATGGCTTCGTTATGCCGATGATGACAAAGGCACTAACATGTCAGCGTTACCTGCTGGTAAGAAGTATATGGCAATCGTTTGGTCAAATAAGACATCCGTTCCAAGTGACAATCCGGCTGATTACGCCGGCAAGTGGGCATTGATTCAGGGCAAAGATGGTGCTGACGGTGTTCCCGGTGCAAAGGGTGCGGATGGCCGTACAAGCTATTTTCACACTGCTTGGGCGGATGATGTAAGCGGTCAAAGTGGGTTCACAGTAACTGGTGGTGATGGCAAAAAGTACATTGGAACGTATAGCGACTTCACACAGGCCGACAGCACCAATCCGAGTGATTACAACTGGGCGCTTTTTAAAGGCGAAGACGGTGATGTGGGGCCCAAAGGTGATCAAGGATTGCCAGGGAAACCGGGTGCTGACGGTCGTACTGCTTATGCCCACTTTGCTTACGCAAACAGCCAAGATGGCAAGACCGACTTTTCAACCACTGATTCTAATCGTAAGTACATTGGTTTCTACAGCGACTTCACATCTGGTGACAACACGAATCCAAGCAACTATAGCTGGTCGCTCATTAAAGGTGCGGATGGTGCTGATGGTAAAGATGGGGTGCCGGGTAAAGCCGGTGCCGATGGCAAAACGCCGTACTTCCATATTGCCTATGCCGATAGCAGTGACGGTAGAACCAATTTCTCATTGGATACTCCCGGTTCTCGCAAGTACATCGGTAGTTATACAGACTTCACACAAGCTGACAGTACTAATCCAGCTGTTTATAGTTGGCAACTGGTACAGGGACCACAAGGTCCAAAAGGTGACAGTGGTGCAGATGGCCTACCGGGTAAGGATGGCGTAGGCATCAAATCAACGCTTATCCAATACGCATCAAATACCAGCGGTACAGTAGCTCCAACAACTGGCTGGACAACAACGATTCCTGCAGCTTCCCCCGGCTATTATGTTTGGACTAAGTACACATGGACGTACACCGACGGCACTACAGAAGCAGGATACTCAGTGGGCAAGATTGGTGAGACGGGTCAAACTGGACAGAAGGGTGATACTGGTCCTCAAGGTCCACAAGGACCGCAAGGGCCTCAGGGGCCACAAGGACCGCAAGGTGTTCCCGGAAGCAAGGATGTGCCATACACTTACATTCAGCTTGGCACGCCCGCTAGTCCCAAGAAAGGCGATTTGTGGTGGCATGGGACAACGCTTAACGATGCCACAGCATTGCAATACTACAATGGTACAGCTTGGGTTGATCAAAGTATTCAGCAAGCAGTGCTTAGCATCAAAAAGCTGCAATCAATTGAGATTGACACATCAACCATCAATTCGCCTGACATTAATTCGCCTTTCAACCATGTTCAGATTGACGGTGCCAAGAGTTCTGGCAATCTTGAACTAAAAGATGCGAACCTAAGTATACTGGGCAACATTGAAGACAATAATGGCAATCCCAATGGTCAATACTACAAATCACTTTTGAGCCCAAATGGAATGTTCAACTACATCACCACTCCTGATCAAAAGGGAAACATGTCGTCAGTTGCGCTCCAACGTGGTGCACTTCAGTTACAAACGCTGATCAGTGACCCCAGTGCCGCTACAAAAAAATATATTCAGTCTGAATTCACTTCAAAAGACAACGTGACATTTTTCTACGTCAATACAACCGCGCTAAGAAATATTGATATTGATTACGCATATATTTACTACACGCGACGTGGAAATTTGGTGACCGTCAACTTTCAAATTCACACAATAGCTAATCAGTACAATTATTTGAGACTCGCAGATATTAGACCCGGTTACAAACCTTTATTGACAAACAATATTGTTGCAAGCTGCTTGAGCTTTTCAGATCCCGGACAATCTACAGCTATGTATTCAAGCACGCCAAGCGGAGGAACGGTCGGCTGGTATAGCAACATTTCTAAAGCATCTGGAAGTTATGGTGGATCTGTTTCTTATCTAACACAAGACGATTATCCAACGGGGGATTCATTTTTTGGCTAGGAGGCAATTATGAAAATCAAAGTGTGGACGGATAGCAATAATCGGCTACTTAATTGGGCAAATGCTGATGAAAATAGACCAGTAGGGCCAACCGATGAAGGATTCGAGGTTATTGAAGTTGACGATGCTGTTGGCTTGTATGAAAACCACGCCAGCATTATTGACGGTCAAGTCGTTCCTGATGCTGGCTATGACCCAGACGCTGACAGGCCTACACCTGAGGCGTCACCAGAACAGCAAATGCTTGCCGCGCTTGCTCTTGACGTAGCGCAGATGAAGGCGGTGAAATCAAGTGACTTATTATGATCAGTGTGCGCTGTTTTACAGTTGGGGGATTGATCTAACACCTTATGTACCGGTAATGATCACCCCAGATCAATACAAGCAAATTACAGGTAGTGACTATGTCGCCAGCAAAAGCTAGCGGCTATTTTTGTGGAAGGAAGTGATGACAATGTTAAATAAAATCAGAGATCACCCAACACACGCAGCACTCGCCATTGGCATGGTTGCCATTGGCTTGTTTCTGATCATCAATGACCATTATTTCATCTGGCCCCCACATTATTCTGACTGGTTAAACGATGACATTGTGGGGTTTTTGTTTGTCATTGATGGACTCGGGATTGGGGGTTGGGTGCTATGGGAAACACAGTTAGCGGTGACCAATCGTCTGTTGCTTACGACTACCAGCTTTTTAATGTCGTTCTTGACAATGTTGCAATTTCTGACCTCAATATCAACTGGAATCTACTCAAGTTGGATCAGCAATGCAATCATAACAGCCTTCGTGCTGATTCTGGCACGAAGGAGTGACAGCCGTGACAGCAGCGATAACTAAAATTATTGTCAGTTCTGCTCCATACATTGCCGGTATTGCTTCGGCTCTCATCGCTTTTATGACCTACCGCGAGGGTAAACGGAAGAACAGGCATGATGAGCTTGAGGACATGAATGACAGATTACGCGCAGACAATGATCGTTTGAGACGTGAGAATGAGCGTCTCAGGAAGGAAAACAAATCATGAATAATTGGACAGATCTTGTAGTATCACTTGCAGTAGCAGCAATCCCGATCATTGGGGCTTGGATCTCAAAACAGTTGCTGGCTAACAAACAGGCACTCACCTTGGTAAAGGTATTAGGCCCATTGGCAAACGCTGCGGTGACAGCGGCAGAACAGCTTGGTGTGACACAGGCGATTGACGGTGCGGTCAAGAAATCGACTGCCATTCAAGCTGTGAAAGATGGTTTGAAGTCGCTTGGCTTCACCAGCACAGACGAGCAGACAATTGCCAATGCAGTTGAGAAAGCTTTTGCGGATTTGAAAGACAGCCTAGCAGAAACCTATCCACAAAAAACAGTTGATCAGGAAGCATCTAATCAAGACAAGGTAGCTGCCGCAGCTCAAGCAGCCGCAGATGCAGTTAAGGCTCAGCTGGCACCGGAATCTGTTGCTCCACAGCAATAAGGAGGGCACCATGAAATTTAAAAATAAACTAATCACCTTGGCAGTCGCCTTCTTGGCGGCTATTTCTTTTGCCATGCCATTGCAGGTCAATGCAGCCAAGGGAGATCAAGGTGTCGACTGGAGCCGGTACCAAGGAGATAACGGTGTCTTTGGTTATTCCGCTGACAAGTTCGGCATCTCTCAAATCGGTGGCTATAGCGGCTACGGCACGTACGAGCAAACCACGTATAAGACGCAGGTTGCATCGTTGATTGCGGCTGGTAAGCGGGCACACACCTATATTTGGTGGGAGAATATCGACAACACCAATTTGGCCAAGCAGGTACTAGATCATTTCTTGCCAGAGATTCAAACACCAAAAGGGTCGATTGTTGCGCTTGATTACGAAGCTGGGTCGACCAACACGTCAACTTTGCTGTGGGCACTCGACTATATCCGCGATGCTGGGTACACGCCAATGCTTTACGGGTATAAGAGTTTCTTGATGAGTCACATTGACTTGTCACAGATTGCCAGCCGCTATCAGTTATGGCTTGCGGAATATCCTGATTACAATGTAACTACCGTGCCGAATTATGGCTACTTCCCGAGCTTTGATAATGTAGGTATCTTCCAGTTCACGTCAACCTATCGCGCTGGTGGTCTTGATGGCAACGTTGATCTAACCGGCATCACTGATTCAGGCTACAACGGTAGCACGACAACTGACAGCGGCAAGACCTACGTCAAGCCATCAACCGATACACCGGCAACCAACGCAGGCCAGCAAGCTAATAACACCACGCTTAGCCAGATCAAAGTTGGCGATAGTGTTAAGGTAAACTTCGGCACAACCCGTTGGGCGAACGGTGTCGCAATGCCTAGCTGGGTTCAGGGCAAGACGTACACCGTGCAGCAAGTATCTGGATCAAACGTATTGCTTGGTGGCATCATGAGCTGGATCAATCGTAGCAATGTTGAGTTGCTGACAACGACCGGTGTGCCATCAGTAAGCTCTGGCTCGTCATACACGGTTCAGTCTGGTGACAGTTGGTGGTCGATTGCTTACAAGTATGGCATGAGCATGTATACTTTGGCTTCTAACAATGGCAAGTCAATCTACAGTGTGATTCACCCAGGCGATGTATTGCGTGTCTCTGGTGGCTACTCAGTGGCCGTATCAAGTCACACGTACTACACAGTCCGCTATGGTGATAGCTTCTGGAGTATTGCCGGCAAGTATGGCATCAGCATGTACACACTCGCTGCCAACAACGGCAAATCAATCTATAGCCTGATTTATCCGGGCGAAAGCCTGTATATCAGGTAATGGGTTGCCGTTGAAACCAAAAATTTTAAATAAGGTGAGTGCATATGTCTAAAAAAATTGATCAAGCACGAGTTATTGAGCAAAGTTATGTGAGACGTGACTTAATGAGAGCCGTTTCAGAGTTGCTGGATTCCGCTTCAGACAAGCATTCAACTGATGAACTTATAGATGCTGTTGCCTCCGTTCAGTCTGTGACAATGACCTTGGAGCATAAATCAGCCGTTTGCGGTCCTCCTGGTCTACGTGGCTGGGACGGAGAAGAATACTGATATATCAGGTAACAAAAATGCCTCCTACCAGCAATGGCGGGAGGCTTATTTTTGTTGCTTTGAAGCATGGGCATAATGCTGTAAAATAAGATACGTAAGCAACTAAATATTTTAGTCAGCCTGTAAGGCCTTGCCGTTCTGCCTCCTTTGCTCAGGGAGGCTTATTTTTGTGCACAAAATCACCCCGAAAAGACGAAGGAATTGCATACCGCTGATGGTAACTTATTATGAGCAAATTGTTTGCATACCCAGCATGGCCGTGCAATACTGACGGTGAAGGAGTAAAACTCCAATAGCTAGGAGTAAAAAGCTCCTTAGGAGTTGGCAAGCCAAGCTGCTACCCACCCCAAGAATAATCGCGCATACGGACTGTATACTGTTAGGAACCTGCCCCCCATCGGCGGGTCTTCCAGATAAAAGCAATTCCTTGCCAACTCCGCCCCGTCCCAACTGTGGACGGGGTTTTATTTGTACTCAATGGCTAGTTCGATTATGGTATTATACTTTTTGTTGGGGTTTGCGAAGCGCATAAAAATAACTGCCAATTTGAGCGTAACCAAAAAATGTTTTTTGCTTTTTGAAATGATTCATGGATTTTTTGTGCAAAATCTGTGCAAAATCAATTTTAAATATATAAAAGCAAAGAAAAGAAAAAAGCCTATATATCAGCATTAATAAAGCTAAAAGAAACAATAAAAAGCTAATATTTCTGTGTGGTAAATTATACCATTGGTCGTCAAGCCTTGATATAAAGGCGGTTTCAACAGGAACATATAGCTTTGTGCAAAATCTGTGCAAAATAATTTTTGAAAAATTCATAATAAAAATCTGATGCAACCATAACAATTTGGAGCCTTACAAATTAGATAACGCTTTGACTGCTAAAGCGGATTGCTGTTTATTGGCAACATCTAAAAGGTGCGAGTAGACTCTGAGAGTTATTGTAACATCAGCATGACCCAAGCGGTGTGAAATATAATTGATGTCGACCCCCTGTGATAGCAAATAAGACACATGCGTATGTCTCAATCCGTGAAAAGTAATCACTGGGCTAATTCCTAGGGAAGGTAACAGCCTACGTAGATCAGCGTTGATTGTGCCATCACGTAAAACTGAGCGTCGATAGCTCATGAAAACGAGCTGATCTGGATCTCTAAAACCGTGCCGCATAAAATATTCGCTTTGCTGCCTGTGTAGCTGTCTAAGCAATTGTAATAGGTCTTCGGTAACTTCTATCGTTCTAACGCTAGAGGGGGTCTTAGTGGCCTTAAATCCGCCTCCTGAGAGCCAGTCCCAAGTCTTGGTTATGCTAATCGTCTTGTTTTCAAAATCGATATCCGGCCATGTCAGCCCAATCACCTCTGCAAAACGAGCTCCCGTATCGACTCCGGCAGCAATGACATAATTATACATGTGAGTCATATCAGCATGCGAGTAACAATACTTTTTAAGTTTTTTGTAGTCAGACACCTGCAAATATTTTAAGGCCGTGTCTTTTCCTTTGCTACCCGGTATGCTTATATTATGTGCAAAGTTACGACTAATTAGAAGATCATCCATTGCACTGGCTGCCATTGCTTTGACATATTGGTGAAGATTGCGAACGGTTCCGCGCGCACGTTTCTTGGGGACATGATTTTTAGGCTTGTGCCGAGGCACGACAGTACCCGCTGCATAAGCGTTGAGAAATGTTTGATAATCGCTGCGTGTAATGTCTTTAATTCTGGTATTAGGTCCAAAATATGACAGTAGTGCTTTACGAATACCGGGGTAGTGTGACTCCGTAGCATTCGAATGTTTGCCAAGTTTAAAAGCACTGAGCCACTGGTCCCAGTATTCAATTAGCGTAATATTGGCATGGTCAATTTTGGCACCGTATGAGGCGTCAATTTCAACCTTGGAGGCTGCTAATTTTGCAGCAGATTTACTCCTGAATCCGCCTTGGCTTGTTGTATGGTATTCGCCGTTAATATCTTTGTAGCTGACACGATATTGCCACGAATCTCCTCGCTTACTAATACTGGCCACATTAATACCTCCTTGTGCTATAATACAGACGGGTGCTATTGCACCCACCATACAGTCACGTTCTTTTTAGCGTCTACCCATTCGGTGGGGTAGGCGCTTTTTTAATTTAAAAAGAGTCAAAGTAATGTCTGGTAGCATGATTTGATTTATTTTTAAGTTTTCAGGGGATTACATGCTACATGTAGAACTACGTTGAATCTATCAGAGTGAAATGAGTTGACAAGCAAGAACCCGTGGGTTAATGTAGCTTAACGAGAGTTCACATGTTTCTACATGTTTAGCAGTAATGAATCCTCTGTGGCGCACTTACAAGGAGGAATGACTATGAGAGTACTAATTTCGGAAATGTTTGGGTACTTTGGTATCGGGATTCTCATAACATCGACCATCTACTATTTCGTGAAGAATTTTTTGCCTTCAAAAACCAGATTATCGCCTAGGACAATGTTTTTGGTATCAGCTTTGGCGGCGGTTACTCTGATTACCTTGGGCTTTAGATACACTGCATACTGATTATTTGGACTTGCTCTCGTCGTCATTGACGGGGGCCTTTTTGTTTGCCGCCTTTTGTCTTTGGATTTCTCCCTCTGCTTTAGCAGGAAGATCAATGTTCAATGAATTGATTGGCACCTTTAATTCTTTAGCTACTTTGTAGGCTTCTTGAATGTTCTGAATTTCCTGAGCTGTGATTTTGTTTTTGTCTGTTTGCTCCTTGGTTTTTCGAGCTAGATTTCTGTCAAGCGTGTCCTCAACGCGTTCGATTAAACCATTTTGCTGAACGTAAAACCTCTGTCCGAATATAGATATGTCAAAATGTCCACCGTTCAGTGCCACTGATAAGATAATAAAGGCAAACGCAGTCCAAAACGGGTGTTTGCTTGCTGTTTCAATGGGCCCCTTTGATTGAACGTTAACTTTGATAATTAAGTCTTGCAATGATTCGGGTGAGATTAATTCTGTCAGCTTGGACAATTGATAGATAAACTGGCCAAGAAATTTGGCATTTATGTTACTCTGCTGCATAACATGGAAAGTTAAATGTAGATTATCGTCATCTAAAATATAGGCATCAAATAAGGCTCGATTGATGAATGAACGGTAGTCGTTAACACGGCTAACGGAATTTTGCGAGTATATCATTGGATATAAGTGAGCATCAGCATCAGAACGTGCGAAACGCCCGAGCCAGTGGACATTAACACGTTTCTGGAACGGGGAAGGCTCGTATTCGACGTTTTCGGTTGCGTTACCAATACTTGATGAGTCTAATTCGTAGGGATCACTAATTACGTTGCTAACAATAAATGAATTTGAGCTTATTGAAGGAACCACTACTATGTCGCCTTTGTTAATTCCAAAAACAAATCTGGATAATTGCCCCGCAATTGTGCCAGGTGACTTTTCGGTTGGATTCGTGATAGATGAATCATCCACTAGTTTTGATTCTTCGTCATCGGCTAAATCGGTGAGCTCATCACCATAGGCTTCCTCAACCAGTTTCTTAATTCTAACCGTATCGCCGCCAGATTCCTGAAGAGATGCTAGTTTTATTTTATTAAAACCAATGCCGACATAATTGTTCATCAAGAAGTCCGGAAAGAACTGACCACCATTCGCTCTAACAAGCCAGTAATCTGAGTCGGTGCTCAAATGTGGAAGATTAGAAATAAATTCTTCCACGTCAATTGTTGCCACATCATTCACAATGAATCCCTCCAAAAAAATTCAGCTTTTAACGTCGATCTTGGTTTGGACGTAGCCCCACTCTCCGGCTTGCACGGGGACACCGCTTGCGTGGGGGAAGGAACTAATCACCATAGTCGTCGGGTGCAGTTCCGGCGTCATCAATCTTCTTGGCCAAAGCCAATGGAACTGTGATTTTGCCACCCATAGTTGACTTGTAAGTGGTGGTACCCAAGCTTTCAGCATAGAAGGTGATCTTGTCATTTTCTAGAATTCGAGAGCCGTTCATAATATCTGGATCATAACCGACCATAACTATATTGTCATAGTTGCCGTCGACAGCAACACGCAAATCAGTTTCATCGTCACCCTCAACGACTTGAATAACTTTGCCCGTTAGAGTAATGTTCTTGCCTTTGTAGTCGTCTGGAGTCCGTGCCAACTGTTCATAAGTGATGCCAGTATTGTAATCAGCAGCGTTGAATGTTTCTGTGCTTGATGATTCTTCATCATCAGAGTCATCGCTATCAGTGTCTTCGTAACTGTCATCATCTTCTTGCGACGATTTTGCCTTTGACGATTCAGCTTTTAAAGACGAACTAGACGCAGCTGACCTGTTGCTTTCTCCCGAGTAGGTGCCAATCCAAAAAAAGATTGCAATAAATGCTACAGCCGACAATGCGGTAATAATAAGGTTCCGCTTTAGTTTTCTCGGATCCTTTCTTTGAACTATAGACAATGTGCCAAATATTGCAGCCAATAGGAACGATCCCAAAAAGGCAATTAAGATAAGTGGTTCCATTATTCCCCTCCAAAAAATCCAGCTTTTAACGTCGATCAGGGTTTGGACGTAAGATTATTTTTTATAGAACTACCGTGTACACGACTACTTTGCCAATGATGTTGATATTCTCTTCTTCAAGGTCTTCATAGGTGTACATGATGGGACTAAATCTTTTGTCAGTTGAATCTGGAATGAAGGTAACAATCTGCTTTTGACGATCATTATAGAAATATTTGACAGCGTAGTCACCATCATCTGCAAAGACAACTATGTCGCCGTCTTTAAGATCTTGAATGTCGCTGTATTGTTTGACTGCTATTAAAGAACCGTCTGGAATTGTTTGGTTCATTGATTCGCCATTAACATGCATCATCAATATGCTACTGTCTCCGGCATATCTTCCCATAACGCTATCTGGTAGTTGAATCGTTTCAACGTCATCTGAAGTTAGCGGATCGACATTGCACAAGATTCCAGCCGATATATCAGCGGGAATGTATGGATAAGAGTGAACATTTAGTTTTTTTAATTTAAAAGGATCTACAGGAGAAACTCCTATTAGGCTTTCCGGAGTTGTGTGTAAAGCACTTGCAAATTTATCAACATAGTTTAATGGAAACTCACGCGTTCCATTGAAGTAGCGAGACACAGACGATTTTGCCATGTCAACACGGCGTGCTAGTTCACTGATTGAAATCCCTTCACGGGTGCGAAGATCATTCAAAGTCTTGATTATTTCATCATTTGTTTTCATGTATCTCACCTCAAGAATGATTTTAACACCGTTCCCGATTGTGCACAATAGGGGCACCAAAAAACAATATCTGAA